GTCTCGCGTTCACCTGTTTCTGGGTATTATCAAAGAGATTTCTTAGTGCTATTGGGATCTACTCTTAACCTTAAGAGGTAATCCTCATGCCCTCGTGATATTATGTAAGCAATAGATCCACGAGGAACACCACAAATAGCTGCAATATTATCCAACGTAATACCACGGTCTCTTAGAACAAATGCTTTGTTGCACAACTCCGGTGTGATCGGGCTGCTTGTCTCGTCCTCGGGCTCGATGTTTGGGATAGGGTCGCCCTCGGCGTCCATCAGGGTGCCGTTTGGGTAGGACATCCAGCCGTGCTTGATGGCGAACCGTACCAGGTGCTTGGCTTCACGAAGGACTTGGTTCTGGCTGATGCTGTATTGTGTGGTCATTGGTATTTAGAAACTGGGAGATGGGTCGGAGAAGCGGCAGTATTGGCCGTCGTACCAAAGGGGCACCAGGCCGCACTCACCGTCTCGTTGTTTTGCGATAGCGATCACAGCTTCACCCTGGGGTTGGTTGCGCTCTCGGTTAAGCAGTAGCACGAGGTCGGCATCCCTCTCAATCTGCCCTGAGTCGGCCAGGTCAGTGAGTCGAGGCACTCGGCCCTTGTCTTTCTCGTTCTCTCGATTGAGCTGAGCCAGGGCAACCACGGCTGTCTTGGTATCGGAGGCCACGCCCTTGAGCCTGCCAGATACTTCTGCGATCTCGTAGGTCTTTTTCTCTGCGGCTTTGGATCCATGGATCTTCTGGAGGTAATCCACCAGGACCAGCTTCACGCCCCATTTGCGTACAGCCCTGCGGATTACCGCGGTGATGGTGGCAATGTTGGACACACCGGATCCTGAGATGAAATGAATCGGGCTGCCTGCGATCTTTGCCGATGCTGTCGACATAGCCTTCATGCCGCCCTGGTCGAGCTGGCCGGTCTTGATGTCCTGCATGGGTATGCTGCCAACAGATGAGACCATCCGGCGCACGATAGACTCGTCGGACATCTCTAGGCTGATAAACAGGGTCGGGATCCTTGAGTCGATGCTGGCTGCCTTGGCAATGGCAATGGCAATGGCTGTCTTACCGATGGATGGCCTGGCCGCAATGATGGCCAGCTCACCAAACTGGAAACCGTCGGTCATCTGGTCGAGCCGGTGGAAGCCCGAGGTGATACCAGAAAGCTGGCCCTGCCTTGAGAATCGTTCCTGGGTCGAGTCAATGAACCGACTGACAACCGACTTGGACGATTGGACTTCCTCCTTGGATGCCTCAACGGTGAGCCCTGCTTCGGCATTAGAGACGATTTGATCGACGGAGAGGGTGGAGACAGCGGATTCACGAATCAGACGGTCTCCAGCGGTTCTGAGATGGCGTCTGTGGTGGGCCTCTAAGACGGCCTGAGCGAACGCTGGGTAGTTCGCTGGGCTCGGACACATCTCGTCGCACTTGTTCAGAGCCTCGAAAGGCACCGGAGTCTGGCCCATGGAGCGCTTCCACTCTTTGACCACGGTGGTCATGTTGACCGGGTCGCTCTTGGCAACGAGGCCTTTGGCAATCTCGAACACATTGTACAGATCGCTGTCCTGTAGAGCATCGCTGGGGATCTTGGCGAATACCTCATGGCAGACATCCGATCCACCGGACAGGCAGGCGCCGATGAGGCCGAACTCGTCATCTTGGGCAAAGTAGGGGTCGCTCATTGGTAGTCCTCGATGTTGAGGCTGTACGCGCCGGTGCCGTTGTTCCCAGAAGGGGAGGTGCTTCGAGACTTGTCGATCTCTCCGTTCCAGTTGTTCAACAGGGTCATCAGCTCACGTCGAAGGTATTTGTCGTCCGATTGGTAGCGTGCTTCCAAGGCGACCAGGTCTTCTTCCGGAGTGTTGAAGTCGAAGATCTCCTTCAAGGCCTTGATCTCCTTGGTGCTCCATTGGGTTGTTGGTCGACGGCGGATCATTGCACCGACTCGTAAACGGAAGGCTTCGAGGTCAGTTGAAAGCTCACGCGAAACAATTCGCTCCTTCCCTTCCATTCCCTGTTCCTCTTCCCTGTTCCCATTCCCTGTTCCAAGGCTATTTTTCTCGAACCCTCGCGAACCCTCGCGAAGATCGTCGAATGGTGGCAGCTTAGAGGCTGAAGGCTTGTCGATTTTCTGATGATTTTGCCACTTTGGGATGTCCAAGTAGGATTCACCATCGACTTGGTACAAACGAATACAGCCCTGTTTCTCAAGTTCAGAGATCCAGCCTGGGAGCCTCTTAAAAGCATCCTCATCGTAAGGGAAAAGACGGCTCGCGAGGAGTCGCGAGGATGCGCGAGCCCTCCCGACATCGTCGCAGCATGAAAAGAGGCCGATGAAAAGCAGTCGAGCCTCTCTTGAAACTCTACCTAGACTTTCGGACTCCCAAAACTCGGGCTTGATTGATCGAATTCTCATTGATGCGCCTTTGCAGCAAGATGTGAGTTCCTGTTCTCAATCGCCTTCGCTTTTGCTTGCTGAAGCATTTGGCAAACCATATCCACGTTGTCGATGGCTAATAATACCAAGCTATCATCTCCCCACGGATCGGGCTGGTAGATGCAGACGTAGCCAACATCTGATGCGTACACTTCGGTGTCGCTCTGACTTTGGATTTCAAGTTTCATGTCTTAAACGGAAAACCCCGTCACGCATCGCGGTGAGGAATCGCGGAGAAACAACGCGACGTTCACGATACGGACGGGGTGAAATTGATTGATCATGGTTTCTCTGAAGGTATCGACGCTCACCTCTCACAGCTCACGTCGACGGCCTCTCTCTATCTGCTGTTCTCTGAGTCGTCTAGCTCTTTGATCAGGCTTCTGAATGCTCGTTCCGCTGTTGCTGGGACAACACCGTTACCGAGGAGTCGGAGTTCATCCGTTCTATTGTCACAGGTGACGCACAGCTCGGCATAGTCCAGCCGACCGGCAGACCCATCAGCGTCTCCACCCAGCGGGGGTTGAGCTTGCCGTTCACCTGCTGGTCCAGCTTGTCGATCATGCTGCCGTCCTTCTGCCGGTGCGCTCCGGTCGATACGGTGGCTGTCTGCCAGTTCTGCACCATCTCCACCTGTTGGTTGATCGTCTGCGATTGCAGCACCATCCGACCATCCGGTGTCTTGCGGTACGCTCTCTGTCCCGGCTTCGCTGGCTGTCCATCCTTGGTGTAGAGCGTCTCCACTTTCGCACCAGCTTCGTTGGCCTGTGGTGTTCTCCAATCCACTGACAACCCTGGGCGGCTCCCATCCGTACTGCCGCTCGCCGGGACGGCTGGGCCATGCACTGCAATGCTCAGATTGGGATCCTTGCGATTGCCCTGCGTCGATCCTCCCTGCAACGAGTCCGCCGCATTCGGTGTCGGCCATCCCTTGATCACCACCGTCGTCAGACTCTCCTGACTGCCCTTCATGCCTCGGGAACAGTCCTGAAAGCCCTGGCGTACCTCTGAAGCCACTGGCGACGGCCATGATGAACACCCGCTTGCGCTGGTGCGGCGCTCCGCATTCAGACGCGCTGAATATGCCCCACGTCGTTCGATAACCCATTCCTGCCAGGTCTTCGATGACGTCGGACAGCCCCAGGCTGATATGTCCTTCGACGTTCTCAAAGAAGCAGCACCGAGGCCTGAGAAGTCGAATGCCGTCTGCGATATAGGGCCACAAGTGCCTTGGGTCGTCCTTGCCTCGACGTTGGCCTGCTGCACTGAAGGGCTGGCATGGGTAGCCCCCAGTGAGGATGTCCACTCGGTCGCGAAACGCTGCCCAAGGGAAGGTCTTAAGATCCGGCCAGATAGGTGCTGGGTCCATGAGTCCCGCCTCCATTTTGCTGACCAGATTCGCAATTGCGAAGGCTTCGATCTCACAAAGAGCGACTGTGCGCAGACTTGGGATTGCTCGTTTGAGTCCAAGCTCAATGCCTCCGTATCCAGCGCAGAGGCCAACGTGTGTAACTGCTTTGGAAGTATCCATGTCATGGTTGCTCCTCAGTACGCCGGTATAAGTATGTCAGCCACCGCCTGGGTTAGCTTCACATCCTGGATGCAGTAGTCGATGGCAGCCTGGCGGTCGGTATTCCACAGCAGACTGAAGTCGGCGCCGTTGCCATTCTTCTCACCGAGTCCCAGATGCCTACTGATGGCTCCGAGGCTGCCATGGGCTCTGGAGTCACCGAGCTGCCACACCTCGCGCAGGTCGATCACCAGATCGTTCCAGTAGCGTCCCTGGCGCAGCCAGTAGGGAGGAAGGATGCGGTGCTTCCAGGAGCGCTTGATGAGGAATGGTAGATCGAAGGCCTTAATGTTGAATCCAACGAGCTTGGGCTGCCGCTCGTAGTAGTTTAACAGCTCCCACCATTCCCGGATCATGGCAGCCTCGTTGCCGTCGTTCTTCAGCACCGCGGTCACCTGGTGCTCGATGCGGTATCCGATGCACAGGATCTGCCCCGAGAGAGCGTCCAAGGCTGCGTTCTTGATGAAGTCGGCGGTGTGGTTCTCCTCGGCCTTCTGAATGCGCTCGGCGATCAGGTCGGGATTCTTGACGTTGCCCAGCTTCACGTCGGCCGGGTTGAACGGAGGGATGTTGAGTTCCGACAGCGGTAGTGGCCCGGTCTCGATGTCGAAGATGATTGTTGGATTGGCTGGCATATTGCTAAATTGCTTTCAGTTAGTAGTTGATGCGCGTTTGTCCCGATGCGCGCCCCCGGTTACCCACGAGTCCCAGCAGCAACAGGCTGCCGGAAAGTTGTCAGATGTGTTTGCCGCAATGAGGGCAGACGGTCTTGGTCAACGGCTGTCTTACGGTGGGCACGCCCAGCCATTCGCAGATTTCACGGTAGGATACCCACCCAAACCCACGCACCGACCTGGGTTGCAGGTGCCCTAGGTTGTAGAGGTCGAGAGCCTCCTGGCGGCTCTTGATGGCTAGGCTTTCGAGGATGTTGAACGTCCTGGTCGAGAACGGGAATCCCCACACCCGCAGGACCTCCTCGTGCTTCTGTGCTGCCTGTTCAATCTGGTTGATCCGCTGGCGGCTGAGGTTAAACCGTTTACCGATCTCCTCCAGGGTGCAGCCCTCCGACCGTAGTCGGACCACCTCGGGCACCATGTGGATCAGCTTCATCGTGGGTTTGCGTGTCTTCATGGCTTAGAAAGGCACGTCGTCAAAATCGGGCTCGTCGGCCTTAGCTAGCTCCTCAAGGCGCTTGGTAACCGCGGCAATGAGTGCGATGTCGTCAGGCGTCTTTCCGCTGGAGACCTTAGCCTTGGGCAGCCAGTGCTCGGCCAGGCCGCGCACAGCGTCAGGCGTTAGCTCGGAAAGCGGCACTCCCCTGAACTTGCCGACGTGCACCTTGATGTCTGCAATCTTAACCGGCGCCGCAGTGGCTGGCGTCACGATCTTGGTTTTGTCGTCGTCCCGGGGAGGCCTATCCTCCAGGCGTACCCACAGGCCCGATGGCTTCAAGGCCTCCCCACTCTTGTGGGGCATGATCAACTTGATGTTGCTGAACGTCTTGGTGCCGTCCCGAGACTGCTCGTGAACGATCACCACGGTGGCCGGCTTGCCGATCAGGCCGTCGAGGTTGAGGCTGACGGTCTCCTCGGGGGTAAGGGCTCGGCCGTGCCAGTCCCGGAGGAACTTGGTCAGGCCGGCCTTCTCGTGCAGGCTGGCGGTCATTGGCGCCGTCATGACCACCCAGGGCTGCACCGGGTTGCGTGACTGGTCCAGGATGTCCAACTCGAATGCGATCTTGAACTTCTGCTTGGTGCCGTACTCGGTCTCGTAGGCCTTGAGCGGAGTGATGTCGACACAGACCGCGCGGCCTGTGTACTCGGGGCACGGTGTGAAGGTGCCGCCGCTTGGTTTCGTTGATACTGTGATTCCCATATGTTGCTTCGTGTTTGTGTTGTTGTTGTCTACTTGGAGGCCTGTTTTTCGACCTCCGAAATCTGTTTTGCCATGCGGTCGTACTGCGCCCAGTAGTCGGGCCAAGTGCTCTTAATCTTTGACAGGTTGTCCTGGTCGGCCACGAGTGCCGCGGCGCCCAGCTTGCGAACGAATGACCCGCCGTATTCGATCATTGTGCGTGCTACGTCAAAGTCTTTCACTTGGAGCCTTTCCCACGCTTCCTGGTAAAGAAGCTGGTGAACTCGATCTTGATCTTACGGGCAGCCCGGTAGGCCTCACCGGCGTCCCGCTTGGTCAGGTGGTAAGGGCCGGTGCCCTCCCGTTGGATCTGTTGAGCTGTTTTCATTGCAGGATAAAGTCGAAGTTGTTCTGCCAGGTGTCGCACAGCCTATTGTAGGTGTCGTTCTTGATGCGCCAAGTCCGAGGGTCCCGGGTGGCGCCGGTGTGTCTGCAGCGGATCCGAACGTCGATGTTCTGAATGGCCGTGTTCCGCAGGTGATGGTCGGGCGGCAGTTCGTGTAGTTTGGTGATCATGGTTTCAACGCCTCAACAGCGATCTGAGATTCGGTCGAGCGGTTGCCGCGATAGTCTTGGTTGGCGATCTTTCGGAGCGCAGCCTCCAGGTGCGCGATCCTGGCACGGGCCTCCTCCAACTCCTTGTACGTTTTGGTGGCGTCAATGGTTCTCATTTCTTCGATGGTCATGGTTTCTCGGTAGTAAGCGATTTGATGTATCGGTTCCTCTCAGCCGGTTTGGCGTCGATGATGTACTGTAAAGCTCCGCAAGCATTCACGCTCGCAGTGTGTTCCCAGTCCTCTTTGTTGTCGTAGTACTCATGCCACCGCTCGCTGGGTGCGACGACAATCTGGCCGGTTCGATTGTGACGGAACACGAATGCGGCAGGGCCGATGGGTACGATCATTACTCCTCCCTCACTTTGCCGGTGGATGGGTCAACGATTCCAAGACTGATGGCGTTGAATAGGATCGTGTTGCCGCAGTTACGACAGGAAACTAGTATCAGTGGAGCAATAGCCGCACCGGGACAGTGGTTTCCTTCGTTGTATTGCTGCACCTGATGGATGCCCGAGATGTCCCATCGGGTACTTTTAGAGCAGATTGGACATAGCCTGCCTCCAGTCCAGACTTCATTGATCCTCCGAATTATGAGGCTATTTTGTGATTCATTGAGGATCATCTTCCCTCCAACCATTTTTCGAGGTCATGGAGTTCAGCGATCTTGGCTTCGAGTTCTTTGATGCGGTCGTTGAGACGATTGAGTTCCATCACAATACCCCGTGGACGTATGTCGCTAAGGAACTTACCTTCTGGAGTCTTGATGCTGAATCCGTTCAGTGGAGGCATTCGTCGCAATACGATGTGGGTGTAGCGTTTCACCGATTTACCTCCTTCAGTATGAAGTAAGCCGAACCAGCAATCACAAGTGCAAGCCACAGTTCTGGATGTCGTTTATGAAATTCCAACTCCTCTTTAACCAATTCGAGAAATCCTTTGAATTTCACGGCAACGGCCCTCCGTTCTCCCACAGCAGCAGATCGGCGCGCATGGCGTCGTTCTCCTGCTCTAGCCGCTTGATCCGCTTGTTGGCTACGCTGAGTTGCCTTCCCAGCAACATTATCTCGCGAATCCTGCAAACCTCAGTTTGTCCTGATCGACTCCATTGAGGATCTGACCACTGCACATCTCTTGAGCTTTTGCACTCGTAGGTTGCAAAACCACCATCCTCCGACCTCAGCATGTTTCCCCCATGAACCATGATCGGAGACTCGCAGAACGGACATTTGGCTGGTGCGGTATTCACGGCTTGGCCTCCTTGGCTTTGTGCCATTGCGAAGCCATAGACGACCCGCCGCCCAAGTTCCTTGGGTCTAACAGCCATGCAGCCATCTCGTTTCCAACCTCCTCCAGCCGTTTGATGCGCTGGTTGAGTTTTCTGTTCTCATTCAGCAGTTCGTCACGATGATCTGCTATCTGATCAATGATGCTGGATTGTGGTAGATTCACAGCTTGGCCTCCTTGGCTTTCTCCCAGTTAAAAGCAGTTTGGTAATCGCTGCACCATCGCTCCATCGCATCCCCCGCCTCCTCCAAACGCTTGATGCGCTCTTGAGCCCGCAGGTTTGCTTCATCCAGCAATTGCTGCTGCCGGATGATTGCGTTGGCTGCGGTGAGTTCGCGTTCGAGACTCCTGCACAGCATACCAAGATCAGCTACGTTGTGCGGTGTTGAGTCTGATATTGGGGTGTCGCTCATTTCGCCTCCTCCATCACCCCGCACGGGTGCCATGTTTTGCCGCCGTCGGTGGAGTGTTCGTAGCCTTTGAGCCAGTCTTCCCTCACCTCAGCGTTTGCAGTCCTATCAATCAGAAAACGATAATCTCTGGAATGCTTGCTTCTGATTTGACCCCCAATAGGCACCTCATCCGCAGTCCACGGGCGGAGGACAGGGGTGGGTTTGATGCGGTACTGTGTGTCGTCCCAGTTCCACCTAGGTACAGTTACTGATGCCCACTTTCCGTCATACATGGACTGCACTTCCTTCCCATCCACAAATGCCTGCATGACGCGGATGGCTTCTTTGGTTTGTTCGATGTTCATTTAGTTTCCTCCACCTTCACCATCGGAACAAAGTCCAATAGGTTGCTCTCGTCGATTGCGATTCCCCAATTGTTTCTGCGGCAGGACAGTTCGGTGGCGTTGTAAACTTCCGCCACCTTCTCGTCCGGCAGGTAAATGGACAGCAGTCCTTTGAATGTTAGTCGTACCGTCTCTGATTTGTTTTGCTCGCTCATTTCGTCTCCTGTCTCTTTAGATATTCACTGACCGCTTCGTCCGCAACGTATTGTAGTTTGTATCCTCTCTTTGCTGCGTATTCCTTCAATCTCCGATGCGTGTCGTCTGACACGACAAACATCTTAGCAACGGGACGTTTGGCTTTGGGTTTTGGCGCACTCACTTCAACCCCTCCGCAATCATGGCGTGCTCCAGGATCAGCACGGCGTCCGCGGTCTTCAGTGTGATCGTCAGCCTAGGCTGCCGCTGCTGCGCGATCTGCTTCAGGTGAGCCTTCCAGCGGTCGCCGTGCGTGGCCTTGGTGCCTGCCTGGATGGTCTTCTGCCAGGTTTGCGGCGGCACCTCGATCACCCGGGTCTTAGTGCTTGCGATCAGTCCGTGCAGGAAGCCCACATTGCGCCCGAAGTTAAACATGGCAGACCCCGGGGCCCCCTTGCCGCCCACATAACCACCCACCTTCTCAATGTAGACCACGTCGGACACACCCAGCCTGTCGAGCACCAGGTCGCGCACATCGGCGTCGGTGGCAGGCATAGCATCCAGCGTCACACCGCTGGGGCCGTAGTGCGCCAGGCCGCCGGACAGGCCCGGGTCAATGGCTAAGATCCGTTTCACTTCGATGCCTTTCGGAGCCAGGCCTGAATCGCCTTGTCGGCTACCGCCTGCAGTTTAAGGCCGGCAGCGAGGCAGTACTCTCGAAGGGCCTTGTGGGTGGTGGGTGTCACGTTGATGGTTTTCGGTTTGGTCATTTCAGATTGCGTTGAACTTTGAGCCAGTAGGCTTGAGTTGCCGTCTTCTTCTTGTGTCCCTGAGGTCCCGCATTCCATATCCGGGCCTGCTCCTCGGTGGTCTTGCCCTTGCCCCAATGCTTCAGGTAGGCCTCGCACACCGCCCGGGCCGCCACCCGGTTGGTCATCTCGGAGTGCCGGTAATGGCTCCCGGTGATCCGGTTGACATCCAGAACCACCCCGCGGTGGATCTGCAGGGGGCCCAGGGCGCGTCCGTTGTCGCCGATGGCCTGATCGTTGCCGCTGCTTTCTACGATGATCAGAGCGCTTATGAGGTTGGAGATGGTGGTCATGGTTTGGAGAGTGTGCGCGTTGACCAGTCGCGCCCCTGGTTGGGTGGTATTGGCCCCACCCGGGCCTAAAGTGTTGTTCGAATTTCAGATCTGATCGTTGATGATCTGACCGTCAGCAGGACCGCCGACCAAGGTGATCGTCGTATGTTGAAAGTCGCTGTCATCGTCGCCGCAGTACCAGCTCTTGCCATCGCAACTCCACCAGCCGTTCTCCTCAATGACGTAGGCTCCTTCGATGACGCAGGCGGCCTCATCCCAGACTGCGTTGAACTGAACGTTGGTGGTGGTGTTTCTCATGTTTTGCTTTGGTTTGCTGTTGTTGCTTTCGACGTGATCAAGATGGGCGATACCTCGCCTTCCGTCTACAGAGAAAACCATTTTTCTGTAGATTTTGAATAAAACACAATGTTTGCAGGGGTCAAACAGGGGTCAGAAACCTAAGCGCTCAGCTCATTGGGTAGCCGCAGGTCGACATACCGCAGCCACTCGTAACGCTCGTAACCTGCACCGACATCGAAGTAACTGGCGGCCTCGACCTGCTCGCCCTGGCTGTAGGTGCGATACGGCCTGATGGCTGTGGCTGCAACCGGTGGGCTCTCGGTGGGTTGGCCGTTCTCAGTGCTGAAGTCGTTCGCCACGAAGCCTTGCTCTCGGCAGTAAGTCTGAAGGTTCTGGGCCGGCACGAACCAATAGTCATTCCCACCTGAATCCTGGCTGTTGAAACAAGGGCAGCCATTGGCCACCAGAATGTCATGGCTCG